CGGGCAACCATGTTAGACACAGACTTAGTGTTAGAGTCTTCTAGTGAGGCCAAGGTACTCTCATAGGTCTTCTTAGCACGTACTCCAATCTCACCTTCCTGCCTACCAATTTCTCTGGTAATAGCATCTACTGATATTCCAGAAACACCTGCTTCACCCGCCATAACATTAGCTGTAGCTTCAAGCTCCATAGCCCTGCGCTTACGGTCAAAGTTAGACTGTGCAAAAGCCTCACTTGTTTCCTGCGTCTTTCTTAAAAGTATTGACTGGTCTAACTTAAGGGCAGCCTTTGCAGATTTAGTAGCAGCTTTGTTACGGAACTCCTGCATCTCTGCGGCCCCTTTCTGAGCCATATAAGATGACCCTGCTTGTAGCCCTGCCATTGCCCCTTGGGTTGGTGAACACATGCTTATGATTCCTTAATTAACAAGTAAAAGTCTTCCCCACCTTGTTCGTAGGTTTTAGTTTTATCTACAGTAAACCCACACCACTCCAGCCATCTAATGCTAGTTTTGTTGTCTTTATGTATTAAGTTATATACAGATTTATAACCTGTCATTAACTCAGCAACAGCACCTTTAGATAGCTTTAATATGTCTTTCCTGTGCTTACGTATCGAGGGGGAAGCAAGCATCCATATAACACCCACATCAGGTGAGTTAGGACACTCAGATACACCGCACATTAGTATTACTTCATTGTTGTCATTTACACCTGACAGCACCACTGAGTTTTTTAAATTAAAACAACGTAACAAACTTGACTCAGGGGTACTGCCAGTACATTCAACTTCTAACTTATCAATAGGTCTTAGTTGAGGTGCTAAGTTAATAGCATCTCTTTGAATTGCTTTCTGTAATTTAAACATTAAATTCTCTTAGACCTTATGTTGTAGAAACCTTCCCATTCAGCATTCTGGAATGCACAGGGTAGGTAGCTGTCTGAGACAATCTTAATAGACACACGGTCATTCTTAGATTGGACAGGGAAACGATAAGTACCGTCATCCAAACTAACATCACCAATAGTTGAACCTAACTTGTTTAATACTACACCTGTAAACTCATAGGAATAGGTAGGTCTAGCAAATGGGGTGACCTCTATTTTAAAGTAACCAGAGTTCTCGTAGTTGACCCTCATGGTTCTTAACTGTAAGCGTCCTGATTGCACAGACTGTGTACCGTTCTGCTCTCGCACATGCTGAGTAGAGAACTCATACTCCATCGTATAAGGCACACCGATGTGGACTGCGGCTTCTGTGTAGTTACCCGTTGCTGCTACTGTAGTTGTTGTAGGTCGAGTGTTTGTAATGTTAGCGCCTTTACGGGCTGACCATGCACCACTCTTGACCACTTCCACAGCACCGTCATAGGCATACGGAAGCTGCCAGGTTGTCGTGTCTGTACTGGTATTGTAAGTCCCTGTAAGAGAAACCTTACGGTCTATTCTAGAGCAGAAGTCTAGGCCAGTATCATCTAGGTGTTGGAGGTCTATCTTTTCTAAGAATAAATCTGTAGCCCGCTTAACTAAAAGATAAACAGTGCTTTCAAGTACCTGTATATCCAGTATGCGGGTGTCTGAAGTAAAGCTCCAGGTTGACCAGCTAGACTGTAGCTTTTGTGTGCCGTCAGTAAACCATTTATAGACGTATAGTTTACTACTATCTTCTGATGAAACACCTAATAATATATCTTCATTACTAGAGGTCTCCAACTTAGTTAAGTTCTTAGGTATATACTTAGGAACATGTGCAGTAACTTCCAAAGCATTGGTCATTACTGTGTCTGCTTGTATGTAGTATTCCCGTATACTAGAGTAGTCACCTTTCTTAGTAGCAAAGTATAAGTAGTTACCTGCCCCTACTGGAGCTACCTCTGAGTCATTTTCAAACTCTGTACTTGGTATAATTGATATTGTTTTTGGAGTTAACGGGCCAGCATTTTCTATAGTAAACTGTGTTGCTTCTGCAAACAAAGTAAGTGACTCATTAAACGGGATAGCATGTTTTAGTAACGCTGTCTTAGAGTGACTTGCTGCTACATCAATAGGGCCATCATCAAGTATGGTGGTTACGGTCTCAGGGAATAACCTAAAGAAGTCACCTGCACCACTGAAAATTACATTCTCTCTGCTTAATAAACCTAAGCGGTTCTTGTAGAAGAATAAGTTAGAAATCTTCTGGTTAATAAATGACGGGTTAGGTACAGAGGTTTGGTCGCCCACGGTTCTATCTAGCCAGCCACAGGCCGCTAAAGTAAATGCTGAGGGGTTACCAGAGTTATTAGGGGTAATGGCATGAGGCAGTGTGTTTACGTCCAGCCTATAGGCCTCACCTGGTTTAGCTGTCTCTTGGTAGGCTGTCGAACTGACTGACTTAACGTAGAAACTGTCAAAGGCATTACCTTCATCACCTATTACTTCAAAGATGTCACCAACAGTAGGCTGAAGGTTAAATACTATGGTTGCATGTTGGGCAGGTGTGTTAGTGAAGCGTACAGTCTTATCATCATCTTCTAAGTAGTAAAAGAATCCTACGGGGGGGTTACCGCCTGGGTGCTTAGTAAACTCCGTCCCGCTTACTGTGACCGTTAAATCATTGTAATCGTGAAAGTTAAAACCTACAGGGAACCTTGCTGTGTTACCGTCACCAACGTGGTGTGTCGCTGTAGCCACAGGCAGGTCATCAAACCCCTGATACTTACTGTTTGTAATCAGAGTTCCTGGGACAAAGTCGGTAAGCATTTGTGTTGTTTTAGTCTTATTAAGCACAAAGGTATAATCAGCTACAGTAAGGAACTCTAGGTCTCTCGCAGGGTTCGTACAGTAAAGGTAAGCATTGTTATTACCGCCAAAGGTGCCCACATTATTTCCATCAAGGTCAACGACATACATTTCTGATGATGAAGCTGTCGCTGTGATAATGATGATGTGTCTGTTACCTTCGCCTCTATCAACTAAATGGATAGCTGCGTTATCAGCACTGAAGGTAGTAAGTATTTTCTTTATATGCTCTGAAGGAGGCCGTTTGATAAGCCCATCAATTACTGAGGACAGTGCATTAGTTTGAGTTTCTCCCTGCGTGACTTGACGCAACGGTGAAGGTTGCTGACTAACCCCATTCAATAGGTTGGGGATGCTGGTGCTTACTAATGCCATAACTCATTACCTTATTGTTCTTCGGGGTGAACCTCTGGAGATAATCTTATAGGTGTCGTAGCTGTCTGTAAGGATATTGCTATCCTCATTAATGGCTTCGGCCCTCTCAAATTCTATAAGTGCTTCTTGCTCATCTTGAGCAGTGAAGTTAGCTAGGGTATCTGAACCCACTAGACGGGCTTGGAAGCGCCTCGTAGCTTTAACGGTTGCGTACCGCTTAACGTGTTGTGGTAGTTCTTCAAACTCAAACAGAAGAACCATGTCAACATAGAGTTTCTGTGTAAATGCCGTATAGCTTTTAGCAATGCGGTCATAAAGTCTGTTACCTCGTTGGGCAACGTCAACGTCCCTTGAACCGCCTGTTGTATCTATTCGGACACAGTTTGAGGGGACGTGAATCTCACCATCAACTGTAGGTATTAGGGGGAAATCAACTTCGGTGTTGCAATGTAGACCACGGGTCTGAATCTCTACAGAAGACTCTTGCAATATGGTCTGAGCTACTGAAGCATCGACCAAGGATGGGTCATCTAAACTAGATACTGGAGCCTCACCGATGGCTGATAACATTACGTTTACAGCTTCTAACTCTGATGTAGGTGTAACTATAGCCACGATAAATCCTCATAAAGTAAAAAAAAGCGGAAGCCCAATTAAGGACTCCCGCTAAAAGGTTTAAGCAGTCTGAATCTGAACAGCAGCTTCAGGACGCAAAACGCCATGACCCATAGCATATTTGGCAACCATCAAGGTGCCTTGTCTACGGATGTCGTACTCTGACTCTACAGCCAAATCCATCAACTTCACTGTACCAACAGCAGAAGTGTGAGCGATAAGAGCAGTAGTGTTAGAGGCGTTAACAACCTGTCGTCCACCAGCACCACCAGCATCAACACCAGTACCAGTCACGTTGCCAGTAGGCAGGTGAGGGGTCTTGATTAGGTTGATACCAGCAATCTGAGGTACAGTACCGTCAGCAATAGAACCACGACCACTGAAGTCTACGTTTACAGCTTTAGAAGCGTTAGCGAGCAAGTAGTATTGCTCAGGCTTCAGGAAGCAGTAACGGCCATCAGCAGGTACGTAAGCATCGTCTAGTGCTTCAGCAGCATCAAAGATTGAACCAATCAGTGAGTCAGCAGAAGTGTTAGAGTCGCTGTCAGTAATGATGGTGCCAGAAGCATAGCTTGCGTCACCTACGTTAGCTGAAGCAGCAGCAGCCTGTAGCATAGTCTGAAGAACGTGCTTGTCCATTTGGAAGGCAAGGGCACGACCCATTTCGCTAGAGTAAACTGAGCGAACATCGTAGTGGTTCTTGGCTTCTTCAATGTTAGCAATGAAGTGGTTGCTGATAAGAAGGTCATTAATGGTAATAACTTTCTCAGCGTGGTTCAGTGCAGTACCAGTAATCTCGTTACCAGGCGTGTGGTAGCTTGCGCTAGAACGACCCATAACAGGGAACTGTGCTGATTTACCGTTAGCAATGGTACGAACCATTTGCTTGTCGGCGGTTACTGTGGCTTGCTCAAAGGAGGTTAAAACTTCTCCAGAAAACTGCTTGAGAAAAAGTGCATCAGCAGTTCCTGTGTTGTTCACCTGACCTAGTGAGGAGGGGCTTGCATTAGACATATTAAGTCCTCGTTGTATTCGTTAGTAAATTAAGTTTGGGTTTAATTCGCTAATCCTTACTTCACTGGTAGGGGTGTTCTCCGCAGAGAGCCGTACTGTTTTTTGGGGATAACTGAATTGTTTTAACAGCCTGAGTAGGCTGGTTAAAGTTTGCTTCGTCCTAACTTCTTTTCGACAGTCGCACGAAACGCTGGGTCTTTCTTGTACTCTGGGGTCGCCATATCCTTAGTGACCTGCGCCCAGCTTTGATAAGTTTCTACAGAGGCAGAGGCTTTACCACCTACGAGTGTAGGTTCTGCACCACCGTTATCCCTGTACCTTGAAACAAGGCCATCAATAGCTAATCTTGCCTGTGATTTATTTTGTGAAGTAATTGCGCTGTTAAACACTTCTACTTCACTCTCATCAAGATTATCATTAGCCCATTGAGCTACTTCCTTATAATACTCTTCGCCGCCTGCAAGTTCATAAAGCTCATTAACATAAGCAGACGCTTTAGCTTCCTGTCCTTCTACATAAGAATCCACCATTTCCTTGGGGATGCCTTTAGCTTCTAGACTTTTATATGTTTCTTCTGAAAGCTCACCACTTTCCTTAAATTCGTTTTGCAACGCATCAAAGTCTAAGCCTACATTCTCAACAGCTTCCCTAGCTTCCGCTGGATTTTCCGCAGACGTTTCTTCTGTCGGTTTAGCTGCTTCTTGACGAGACTGAGTGTAT